GAGAAATCTTCTAATGCAGCAGGTGGTGTTTCTTATGGTCTATTTGACAATGAGAGAGAAATGGCACTTAACTTAGGATTCACAGGATTTAGAAGAGGTTACGACTTCTATAAGTCTGATTGGAAATACTTGAACGACCCAACAATGAGGGGTGGTTTACCTGCAGGTGCAGGGTCAGGTAGAATTAATGGACTTTTAGTTCCTGCCGGTTCTACTTCAGTATATGACCAAATCCTAGGTAAGAATGCAAAAAGACCATTCTTGCACGTTAGATATAGAGCTTCAGAAACAGAAGACAGACGTTACAAAACTTGGATTACAGGTTCTGCAGGTGGAGCAAGAACTTCTAGCAAAGATGCTATGGAAGTTCACTTCTTATCTGAAAGAGCAGTATGTACTTTAGGTGCTAACAACTTCTTCTTATTCCAAGCATAAGATAGATAACTATTAAGGGGGGAATTATATCCCCCCTTTTTTTACTTTAATTTAATTTTAAATACAATGAAAAAAAATAAACAACAAAAGTTTGTAGACAAGAGTTACAAGCTTCTAAGAGGAGTAGCACCTCTCACTTATATGCTACCAACAAAACATTCAAGAAGATTTCCTTTATTACATTTTGATGAGAGCACAGGTGTCAACCGTGAACTTAGATATGCAAGAAACCAAAACTCTTGTTTCAGAGATGAGCAAGATAAAAATGTGGTTTTAGAACCAATCATTTTTGAGGATGGGTTTTTATATGTACCTAAGGAAAATCAAATACTACAAAAGTTTTTACACTATCATACTTTAAATGGTAAAACATTTACTGAGATTAACGAAAGCAAAGATGCAGCAGCACAAGTAGATGCACTTATGGTAGAAGCTGATGCATTAGTTGAAGCTAAGAAACTATCACTAGAGCAACTAGAAAATGTATGTAGAGTATTATTTAATACTGACACATCTAAAGTTTCTACTGCAGAAATGAAAAGAGATATATTGGTTTATGCTAAAAATAATCCTCAAGATTTCTTAGATGTAATTAAAGACCCTGACTTAAAACTTATGGGAACCGTACAAAGATTCTTTGACAATGGACTTTTAGGTTTCAGAAAAAGTGGAAAAGAAGTATGGTTTAATACTGCATCTAACAAAACCAAACTACTTAATGTACCGTTTGGGGAAGAGGCTCTTGATATAGTTTGTCAGTATATGCAATCAGATGATGGAGTTGAGGTTCTAGAACACTTAGAATCCTTATTAGATTAACCCTTAACCAACACCAAATCAAGGACCTCTTCTAAAAACGAAGGGGTCTTTTTTTTTCATTATCTTTGTAGAAAAGAAAACAGATGATAAATTCAGTTAGACAAACGGTAATGTCTGTTCTGAATAAAAATAATTATGGTTATATATCCCCATCTGACTTTAACTTATATGCTAAACAAGCACAGTTAGATTTATTTGAAAATTATTTTTATCAGTACAATTATCAATTACAAAAAGAAAATGCTCGTCAATCAGGGACAGGGTATGCTGATATAACGAAAGGATTAGAGGAAGTAATAAATACGTTTTCTGAAACTAAATTTTTATCGCATCAGTATAGTAATAGGTTTTTTACACCTAGTTTAACTACTACAGGTGATAGCTATTACCTTTTAAACAAAGTACTTATATACTCAAAGCTACTTGTTAGTAGCACCAATACTGCTTTGCAGGTACAATCTTTAATTGATAATACTGCAACCTTTATTGCTAGTGGTGTACAAGTAAATGATATAGTAGTAAACTTATCATCTAACCCACCTGAGATTGGGTATGTAAGTGTAGTTGTTAGCGAAACTGAATTAACTTTAGTTGATTACAATGGAAATCCATTTGATAGTTTTATAAACCCACAAATGCAGTATTTGATATATTCAACTAAGCCTGTTAAAGAAGCTGAAAAAGTTACGAATAGTAAGATAACTATGTTGAACAACTCAATACTTACTGCTCCTAACTTAATGTTTCCGGCTTACTCACATCAAGAACCAAATTTAGTTTTATATCCTGATACTATAGATGAGTATGGTTCGGTTCAATGTCAATACATTAGATTCCCTAAACCACCTAAATGGACATATGTTGATTTACCCGGTGGCGAACCTTCATTTGACCAAGGTGCTGCAGACTATCAGGACTTTGAATTACCTCTAGATGATGAGGTCAATTTGGTAAATAAAATATTACAGTACGCAGGTATGTCGATTAGAGAAGTAAGTTCAGTACAATTTGGACAGGCACAAGAAACTGCTAACACAACAACAGAAAGATAATTATGGCTTATATAACTCAATATCAATATTACGAGAATGGTGGACAACAACCTGAGAATGCAAATTGGGGTTCATATCAATATGTTTCTTTGGAAGATATAGTTAACAATTTTATGCTAATGTATTCAGGAAATCATAGTCTTGTTAATAATGAAGAAAGATACAAGGTTTTATTTCACGCAAAACGTGCAATACAAGAATTGAACTATGATGCATTTAAAGAAATAAAAATCTTAGAACTAAACGTATGTGATACACTAAGATATGTTTTACCATCTGACTATGTTAATTGGGTAAGAGTTTCTTTATATCAAAATGGTTTACTAAAACCTTTAACAGAAAATATACAAACCAATTGGTCAAGTGCATATTTACAAGACAATGATTGTAGAATATTATTTGACATTGATGGTAATGCTTTATCTCCACAAAATTCTACTATTGATTACGAAAGAATTAGAGGTGGTAAACAATCAATATACTTAAACCAAAATTCAAAGATGTATGGAAAGTCCGGATATTGTTGTGATGGTAATTGGTATTTTGAATATGGCATTGGTGCACGTTATGGATTAAACACAGAAACTGCTAATGCAAATCCTACTTTTAAGATTAACCCTAAAGGTGGTGTAATTAATTTTAGTTCAGGTGTGGCTAATGAGTTAATCATACTTGAGTATGTTTCTGATGGTATGGAAAATGGTAATGATGGTTTGGTACAAGTAAACAAACTGTTTGAAGATTACATTTATGCAGCTATTGAATATGCAATCCTTGGCTCTAAAGTAGGAGTTCAGGAATATATAGTAGCAAGACTTAGAAAGAAAAGTGCAGCACTATTGAGAAATGCAAAAATTAGAATAAGTAATATACACCCCGGAAGATTATTAATGAATATGAGGGGTAGAGATAAGTGGATTAAGTAATATGGCAAACACGACAAGAAACTTTACGCAGGGCAAAATGAATAAAATGGTTGATGAACGACTCGTTCCAAACGGGGAGTACATTGATGCATTGAATGTTCGTATGGGTTCTACTGAAGGAGCAGAGATTGGAGTTATTGAAAATTCTAAAGGTAACGACAAGCTGACTACCATAAGATATAATGGTACACCACTAAGTGATGCTGCTCGTTGTATTGGAGCATATGAAGATAGTGCTAATGAAACTATTTATTGGTTTGTACACGACCCAACCTTTGAAGGTGCAGGTTCTCCAACAGGGATTGTCGATATGATTTGTTCTTATAATACAATTTCACAGGCAGTTACATATCACGTTATAAGTGTTGACGATGGTTCGGGAACTAAAACAACATTAAACTTTGACCCTGATTATCTTATAACAGGTGTTGACTTTGTAGATAATAGACTTTTATTTTTTACAGATAATACAAATCCTCCAAGAAAAATTAATGTAAATTTTAATTATGGTGACCCTACTAATGGGTTAGATGGTTTCACATATGATGAAATTATGGTTATTAAAAAACCACCTACTAGTTCTCCTAATGTTAGATTACTTGCTACGGCAGGTGAGTCTACATATATGGAGGATAGATTTCTTTGTTTTGGATATAGATATAAATATAACGATGATGAGTATTCTGCTACATCTCAGTATTCAACTGCAGCATTTACTCCCGGTGGCTTTTTATTTTCTCCTGATAGTTATTTAAATGAAGGAATGATAAACTTTACTAATACTGCTGAGATTACTTTTAATTCAGGTGGTCCACTAGTAAAGGGTATAGATTTATTATTCAAGGACAACGATAGTAATGTCGTAAAGATTATAGAGAAACTAGATAAAGTAGAAAACGCATATAACGACAATCAAGATTATACATACACCTTTACTAACAGTAAGATATTTACAATTCTTCCTGAAGCTGAAATACTAAGATTGTTTGATAATGTTCCTAGATTAGCAAAGGCACAAACATTAATGGGTAATAGATTGATGTATGGTAATTATGTTGAAGGTTATGACTTAATTGACTATCAAGGAAACCCAACAAGGTTGACATTCTTTACTACTCAAACTAATGATGACATTGGTTTAAAAGACGTAGATGATGGTGTGGCTTCGGTAAATTATAGTATAGGACCTAGTAACACTTCACAAGCACAGTTTGAAATAGACTTTCCAAGTGACATTGAATTAGTTTCAGGAGCAGCAATTCAAGTTACTTTAAAATATAAACACGAATCATTTAATGGTACTGCACCATTTCCTGTTGAGGAAACTCCTGAACAAGAAATAGGATTTATATTTAATGTGAACCAAAATTTTAATAGTGTTTACGAGTATGCAACAAGCCAAAGTTTTCAGGACCAAGTTGGTACTCTAAGTAACATTAAACCTTTACAAGATGCAGTAGACCCTGAAAATAATTCTTGTAATGGAACCACATTTACTGATGTGTTTTACTGTAGTATACCTTCTGACTTAGATTTACTAAATAAGTTTGATGGTGGTATAAGTACAGGTGGACCTCAGCCAATTCAGATTGAAGCTAGTCCGGGTTCTAATACTATTGGACTTAAATTACCTGCAGTACAATTTGTAGATGATATTGCAACACCTACTCAAAATGTATATGAATATTTTGAAATTACATTTGGAGAAGTTGTATATGCTAAAATTGGAGTTGGTGAAAGTCTTCATAGCAATAGAGGTTATGAAGTTGGTATGGTGTATATGGATGAATTTAATAGAGCAACACCAACTTTAGTTAGTCTTAATAATACTGAGCACTTTCCCTGTGGAATGTCTTACTTTAAAAACAGTATTCAAGTAACTATACCAACCACACAAATTGCTCCATCTTGGGCAAAAAGATATAAGTTTGTTGTAAAGCCTGATAAAGAAAAATATGAAACAATTTATACTAATATATTTTTTGAAGACCCAAATACTTCTGCAGCATATTTTTTGTTAGAAGGTGAGAACTCTTCTAAAATTACTGAAGGTCAAAGGCTAATAGTTAAGACAGATACAGAAGGTCCATTGACTCGATGTGTTACTGCTACAGTATTAGAAAAAGAATCAAAGACTGAAGACTTTCTAGAGATTCCTGTAGAGGGTGGAGGTGCAGATGAGTTTGTTCCCCAACCATCAGGAACATATATGAAAATAAATACTACTCAGTTTAATGCTGAAGTAGACGAAGGTGCAGTTGTAGACTTTGGAAAAAGACAAACAACGGCAGACAGAAGCGACCATTACCCATTAGTTAAATATCCTGTAAACTTAGATGGAGCAGACCCTGATATACCGGGTTCATCTTTTACAGATTATGATGTACCTGCAGGTTCTAGAATTGTATTTGATTTTTACTTTAGAAGAATTGGTAGAGGGGATGGTAATAATGCTTGTGAAAGAAGAACGTATGAGTTGTCAGAAACATATGCTGCAAGTAGTGATTATGATAACTTTATGGATTGGTTTAATGGTGACAACATTGGAGATACTCTAGACAATGGAGTTGGTTATGCAGGAGATAATTCTTGTCCACCGGCAAACACTTATTTATCTACATTACTTGAAAGTGATTTAGGAGATAGTACAAGTGATATACCACAAGATTTATGTACAAACTATTATCAGTTTTATAGAAACAATACATCAAATCAATTATTATTTCTTGTAAGAGGAACAAGAGCCTGTAGTAGAACAAAAAAACAAAGGTCACTTGCGAGAATAAAAATTACAGTATTTAGAGCAGAAGATACTATTGTATTTGAGTCAGAACCAATTGATTCTTCACCTGACATTTGGTATGAAGGTGCTGATTCTTTTCCAATTATATCTAACTCGGACTCTTGTGTTTTTAGTGTAAGTGTAGATGCAAGTGAGCCTAGTCCAATTGCTTTTAATTATGTAAACCTTGACGGTGTAGGACAACAAGTAATATGTAATCCGAGTCAAACAATTACTGAAATTTTTGGGAGATGTGGTACTATGACAACAAGTGCTACAACACCTCCTGTTGACCCCACAAATATTACTATTGATTCTGAACCTGCACCACAAGGAAGCCACGTTACAGATATTCAGCCTCAGACTTCTACACAAGCAGGGATAGTAAACACAGGTTTATTTAACTGTTACTCTTTTGGTAATGGTGTAGAAAGTTATAAAGTAAGAGATAGTTTACTTGGTAAAGAATTAGTATTTGGAAACAGGGTAACTTCTACACAGGCTTTAGATTATCAAGAGATAAGAAGGTTTGCAGATATAACATATAGTGGAGTATTTAATGATGAGTCTAACATTAATAGATTAAATGAGTTCAATGGAGGACTACTAAACTTCAAAGCTTTAGAAGAGTCTTTTGGTCCTATTGAAAAATTATTTGCTAGAGAAACAGATGTACTAACATTACAAGAGGATAAAATATCTTATGTGTTGTCAGGTAAAAACTTACTATCAGATGCAGGGACAGGAAGTTTATTACAGTCAGTACCTGAAGTCTTAGGAACACAGATAGCTAGGATTGAAGAGTTTGGTATAAGTAATAACCCTGAAAGCTTTGTTCAATGGGGTCCTGAAAAATATTTTACTGATGCCAAAAGAGGAGTGGTATTAATGCTAAGTGGTACGAGTTACACAAATGATTCTTTAATGGTAATATCTTCATTTGGTATGCGTAGTTGGTTTAGAGATTTATTTAATACTCAAGTTGATACTCAAAAACTTGGAGGCTATGACCCATATATGAATGAGTTTGTTTTATCTGCTAACAATATATCACTACCTATAGAGGAGGTTTGTATAGAGTGTGGTATAACAGGTCAATATTTAGTTCAACTAAATAATGAATTAGATAATTGTTATGAGTTAGGAACCCCTGTAGGTCAAGTAGATATAGTTTATAATATTATAAACATTACAGGAAACACAGTTTT